GCCAGGTATCCGGCCCCTCGTGCGCCGCCAGCATGGTGCCCTCCTGGGCCCAGGGAAAGGCCGATTCCACAAACGCCAGCGGATTATCGGCGTGGGCCTCGACAAAGCGCCCTAACTCCCGCTCAGGCAGTGTCAACAGGCCGCTCATACACCCCCTCAATGCCGCGCTCTAAACGAATCGCCTCTTTATGCGCCGCAATCCGGGCATGCGCCCGCTGCAAGTGCTCCTCCCACACATGAATATGGGCGTGCTCAATCGGGCCGCCATCCTTCCCGGTCACCTCGTGGCGCTCAGCATAGCCCTCGCCCCGCCCCAGCGTGCGCAAGGTAAATTCTATCGCCTTCCAATCCCCACGGCTCACCGCAGCAATGAGCTGCAACGACGCCGTATCCACCAGCGCCGCTATCTGCGCCTCACACTCCGCCTGCACCGCGGCGTACTTGCGACAATACTGCACCACCGTCGCATGCGCACACCCTAACTGCCGCGCCGCCATCGTCTTTAAGCCACGCGCGTGCCGCAGCGCCTCGATCACCTCCGCCTGCGTGTAGCGCCGCCTTTGCCCACCAGGTCGCGGCTTCGGCAACGCCTCGGGATACACATTCCCACCCCAGATATCCCCTTTTCTGTTATATTCAGTATTATTACTTTTAGGTTCATCTGGCATGGCGGTTCCACCCCAAAAAATTATCCCTGGAGCAATGTCGGCACGTCGTGTGTCGCCCTCGCGTAGCGGTCCAGCGCCACCGCCACATACCCCGGATCCTGCTCGATCCCCAGGCATCTCCTTCCCGTGTGCTCTGCCGCTATGAGCGAGGTCCCAGACCCCAGAAACGGATCAAGGATCACCTGCCCCGGCTCCGTGGTCATCCTCTCCCCCAGCCAGGTCCACACCTTGAGCGGCTTGGTCGTCGGATGCAACACCTCGCCGCCACGATCCCCCACCATCACCACATGATCCTGCCGCTTCCCTAATCCCGCCCTGAGATACGGGTCCGCCCCATACACCAGTATCGGATTGAACCCCGCCCAGCCCCACGGCCCAGGAATCGACGACGCCGGATGCACCCATGCCATCACCCACGCCGGACGCGGATACAGCCACATCGCCGGCACCCCCGTGGTCAGCGCTACCACCGGATAGCCCTCCAGATGCGGCATAAATCCCCCTATGAGGCGCCCTACATTCTCCAATGTATCGCTAAACCCCTCATACGGTATCCCTACCCCGTACGGTGGGTCCGTCACCACTGCCTGCACCTCTGTGCCCCTGCACACACGTGCATAGCTCTCCGCTTCTGTCGCATCCCCGCATACGACCACATGCCTACCACACCGCCACACCTGCCCAGGCGTTACGCAGAAGCGCGACTGTAGCAGCGCTATGGCCTCCTCCGCCCCCGTGCGCGCGGGCGGGGTATACCCCGCCGGGTGCCGGGAGGCGGGGGCGGGGGGTCCGCCTTGAGCCGCCAGCAGCTCCGCCACCGCCGCACTGGCGGGCTCCAAGGAGCCGAGTAAGGCGGCAAGCTGGGCCGCATCCCGATTCGCCATGGCAATAAGCGGGTCGAGGGTAGCCAGGAGGAGGTCCGCTTCCTGGTCGTTGACATCCAAAATGAGGCACGGCCACACCGCGTGCGGATCCAGCCCCTTGCGCAAATGCCCGTCAATGACGCATAGCCCGCCCTGCCGCTCGCTGCGGTAGACGAGGAGCGCCGCCGCTTGCCCGACCTCCGCCAGCAGGCCGGCAAGGGCGGCCGCCTGGTGCGCTGGATGCACCCGCCAATTGGCCGCGTGATCCAATAATTGGCTGCCAATAATCCGTTCTAGCCCTATGATGCGGTCCCGCCAGGGGGCATTTGGGGAGGCGGGTGGAACGCGGGCGGACGTGGCCCTCGATTGCGATGGCGGTCTGCGCGGGGCGGTCTGTGCGCCGTTGGCCGTAGGCATAGGCGGTACTGCCTTGTATTGTAAGGAGTTATGCGTATCTCGCCGGCTAAGCTGGGCGTGGTCACATAATCCTACGGGAATTCCGATAAGCGTGTCAAGCGTAAACTTTAGATACGTAAGTAGTTGAGATGTAAGGGATTATCTTTCTCTTTCTTTTTTTTTTTTTTGCCATCAGAAAGTCGCTAAAGTATATCAGTAAGTATGACGATAAGGGGAGCATGAGACGGAGGGCAGGCAGGAAACAAGGTGGAATAGCACCATGCATGCAAAAGCAATCACGCTAACGCCAATGTCGCTTGACAGGCAGGCACGGCGTGCGAGTTGGGAATACGAGGTGACAGATTATCGCCATAAGGATTATACGCAAACCTTAACGATAACCTTTGACAAGGGGGACTATGAGATAACCAGAGCAGTCTATAACGAAGACACAGAGGAGTATGAACCAGAAGTAATCAGTATGAGTATAGGCGCGTTCATGAAGGAACACCATATCTATGATCTTGACGCACAAGGCATGGATATAACGCAGCGTCAACAAGAGATGAGCTTAACACCAGGAAAGGAAGTAGTAATGCCTAAGAAGATCGCGAAAGTCCATTACGCCACAGATGAGGGGAAAGCCTTGTGTGGCATGACAGTACGTGTGCTTGAGACGACGACATTTCGCAGCGATACAACATGCAAGGGCTGCCTTGAAATGCTGGCAGACATGGCAGAGCCAGAACCAGAACCAGAACCAGCTCCTGTGGCCCTCACACCAGGCGTCGTGCATTTCAAGCGTCCAGCGCAAGCTGGCAGTGTGCCTCTGCCGGTTTGTGGCGCCATGGCACTCAACGATACCTTGACTACCTATGTGCTCTTAACCACCTGCGGCGTATGCAAGGGCATACAAGATCGACGCTTAACAGTCCCAGAAGAGACGACAACGACACAGGAGCATACACCCATGCCAAGAAAAACCGATCCTACGCACGAAGCAACCAGAGTCGCCATTGAGCAGGCCAACGACAAGCTGGCACAAAAGCCCAAGAGCAAGGCGCCTGTCGTGCCCCAGGTGCCAGCCATGCCAGGCATGGCTCCCCTTGGCGTGTCGCTCGAAGAGCAAGGCGATGCAGCCATTGCTCTTATGGAACAAGCCTTGCGCGAGACAGAAAAAGCCCTGGCTGAGGCACGGGCGAAAAAAGCTGAGGCTGAGGCAAAACAGGCAGAAGACTTTGCACGTTCAGAGGCTATCCTGCTCAATAATCCCAAGGCGCCCAGTGCTATCGCCATGCCAGCCATCCCCTTGCGTACGGCTGAGGTGAACACCAAGATCGATTATATCTTGCTTATGGCCAACAAGGGCAGGGCGGCCCTGGCTGAGGCACTGCGGTACCACATTATTGAAGTGGGCGCCATTCCTGGCATGCCCCAGTGCCGGCTCATCGTGCCGCATGTCGATAAGGAGCCAGAGCCTGTCGTCGTGCCATTTGATCCGCTGGCTGACAGTATGGCAAGTATCCTTGAGGCGGCCACCACGTGGCGAAAGCTGGGCAAGGATATCCCTCCCAGCACTGGCGCCTCTGCCGGCAAGACACCGGTGGAAACCGTCAAGGCTATCCAGCAGGCGTGGAATAATCGCCACAAAAAACCGGTGACTCAGGCAGAGCTGGCGGTGAAGTATCACATGGATGAAAAGAAGGTGTGGTACTATTGTAACCGTTACAAACAAGTAGCGTAAGACAGAGAGGGCTATGTGTGTCGTCACAGAGCCCTCCCCTCATTCCAACCTACACAGCAGAAAGAGAGGATAGCATGCCACACCACAAGAACACCAGCGCAGACTTTTGGCGGCGCGTACACAAGACAGACTCTTGTTGGGAATGGCAAGGCGCACGTCTCAAGGGTAAGCGGCCGTATGGCAAACTCACATGGGAGCTTGTGCATACTATACGTGCGATGCACGCACAAGGAATTCAGCATCGCACCATTGCCGCTATGCTAGGCATGTCACGCAGTACTATTCACGCTGCCATCATGGGCAAAACATGGCGTACCCCATAATCCCAGAAGGAACGTCCCTATGTCTGATCTGTTCGTTGTCTTCTGTTTCTTCTGTCTCGTCTGCCAGGTATACGACTGGCTCAATCATCGTTGTACACCGACCACGCCAGTCCCGCCCGACAAGCCCGAGCGGCCGCGTACCCCAGCACGCATGCTGGCCACCATCGCGTGGCTCGACATGGACCGCACGATTGCCATGGCGCGCAGCGACTGGCGCATGGCTGACTACTACCGCAGCCGCATGGAGGAATTACGCAAGGAGCATACCGCCGCACTCGATACCCACAACCAGGCCATCCGCGACCGCATACTCAGGAGGGACACATGAGCCCAGAGCCGACCGACTATGCGCACGAACTGCGCGCTATCCGCCTCATGCTGGATGTGACACAAGGTGAGATGGCGTCTTTGCTCGGGGTTACCGGGAACAGTGTCATGCGCTATGAGACCGCCAGGCGCCCGGTCCCCGAGCCCGTCATCCGCCTTGCCAGACACCTGCTGCGCTTGCAGGCAGCGTACCACAAGGAGCCGTAAGCCATGCCGCTTGCCACCATATTTGACCACCTCCTGTGGTGTGGGAGCCTGCTCCTCCTCCTCAGCTGGCTACAAAAGAGGCGATGGAGTATGGACGATCTCTGGTTTGTCGCGGCACTCGGGTTTTTTGCCCTGTGCCTGTACTACGCCCGCTAACCGCAAAGAACAGGACAGCGGTGGTGCTACCCTGGAATGGACACCACCGCTGCCCATGATGGTGACCGCGAGAGTCGGTCACACCACCTACGCAGCATAAAGGAACCGACGATGCTCGACAACCTCTATGACAGTGCCTTAAAACAGGCCGCCGCATGCGCCAGACAGCGCTATGCGGGGGAAGAAAAGCGCATTGAGCGCGGGCTCTTACTGGCCTTGAACCATGCCGTACGCTGTAACCCTGATGGCACCATGGACGTGCGCAGTGACCGCGACAGGGAAGTCTACTACCAGATCCGCCAGGGGCGTTGCGATTGCCCTGACCGTTTGAACGCGCCCGATTTCAGGTGTAAACATTGGTACGCCGCAACCTTCTGGACGGTCGCCACTGCGGCACTGGAGCGCGTATGTACCCAGACGCAGTAGAGATACGCTTCTGGCTGCTATTGCCGCCATCTATGGCGTCGATAGAGCCACCATTGGCTATGTAGTACGACGCCAAACATGGAAACATCTTCCCTAACCGCCTGCCCCCGGGGGCCGCCTCTGGCCCCCGCCTGCCCGCCTGACCGAGATCCGATAACAGCCCTTATGTCAACCTTACCCCGACGTGGTTAGGGCGTGTCCCGCCTGCCCTAGCCCTCTTCTCCCCGCGTGTTCAAGGTTCCAGACCGCTTGCCTGCCGCCTGTTCAAGGTTTGCTCCTGCCTCGCTAGCATGGCTCCGGCATCTTGACCGCCTGGCCGTCGCGCTCGGCGCAGACCGGACAGGTAACCAGCATGCCGCGCTTGAGCATGGCCGCATAGATCTGGTCGGTCAGGGCCCCCGGCGCCGTGGCCCCGACCACCACGCTATCCGTATACGAATCCCCCTGGATGTTATTCGTGTACTGCAAGGCGGAGGGCGTCGGTGGGGGACACAGCCCGGCGAGCCGCTCCATAGTCATACCGATCACCCGCGCAATTTGCAGCATCTTGTCCCAGGGTGGCGCGGTCACGCCTTTTTCAATCTGCGAAATCGAATCCTTGCCCTTGTAAAACGCCTCCTCCCCCGAGAGTTCGCGTAAGCGCTTGAGTAAGGTCTCTTGCGTCCAGCCTAACTGCTCCCGCCGCAGGCGGATATTTTCGCCCGCGTTCGAGCGCCATACTTGTGTCATTCCGACCCCTTTCTTGCTGTCCTTCTTGTGATCCTGTTCCATCGCTCCTGCCCCTTGTAAGCCCCTATGGGCCGCTTCGCACGTCGCTGCAACCGTGTGCTCCAGGCTAGTTCAGTTTGTCTCGCGTGTGGAGTCTCAGTCAACACGGGAATGATAGCAAGTTTCTCAAGGATACACAAAAAAATCCTGGATCCCGGAAGGCATGGCTGCTATCGTGGTGGAATCGTAACCAACTTACCGTGCGGAGGGGAGCATGCTCGGGACTGAAGTCAAACGTCTGCGTCGAGATCTCGGACTCTCACAAACCGCTCTTGCCAGGCAGTTACATAAAAGCCGCTCCTGGTTATGCAAAATAGAAGGCGGCACCCTGCAACCCTCCCTCGATGCCGCCCGTGCCCTCATGGAAGCGTTACCGCTCGACCCGCGTGTGCTCCTGTGTCGTCCACCCGAGGAGCTGTCATCATGACGTACACGCCCAGCCTGGCGGACCTCCAGGCCCAACTGGACTGCGTGCGGCGCGACCTGGACCGCCGCGCCCGCGCCTACCAGCAGGCCCACACGCATCTGAGCGCTGACGCCAGCGCCGCCATGATTCTTGACCTGGCCACTATGCAGGCCGTGGCCCGCACCCTCAAAGCCCTGATTGCCGACCGCCAGAACCAGGACCACCCCGCATGAGGCCCCTAACTGGCGCGCCCGGACCGCGCCCGCGGTCCGGGCTCCGCCTCGGCGTATGCCTCCTCCTCGGCTTCCATGGCCTCAAGCTGCGCCCTGAGCATCTTGAGTATTTGCCCGTTCATCGTGGCAAAATCATACTTCGCCAGGGCGTCGATCTGGCGCGCCATGTCCTGCGGCATGCGCAAGAGAAAGCGAAAATACTCCGCCGCTTCCGTTTTCGCCCGCCCGCGCCCCACTTGCTTGTACATCGGCATCCCAGTATCTCCTCTTATAGTCACAGTAAGTCTGCGTATATACCCATATACGACAAGTCTACACCATCTCCTATCCTCTTGAAAAGTATATCATATCAAAAGTCTATTTGCATATATCAAAAGATATGGCTATACTGCCAGGGTTGCAATAGCCTAAGTCACCGCTAGAGAAGGAGTTACCCGATGGCAGGAGCGCCAGAAAGACGCCCAATGCCGCCCATAGGGCATCCGATGGTGGAGTGGGCGCAGTGGTATGCCGAGGTGATGGGATGGCCGATCTTTCCGGTCAAGCGACGCGATAAAGCCCCGTATACCGCGCATGGGTTACTGGATGCCACCACAGACACGGCCCAGATTACCGCCTGGTGGGAGAAGTGGCGCAACGCCAACATTGGCTTTGCCCTGCCCGAGGGCTGGCTGGTGGTCGATGTTGACGCCCGCAAGGATGGCGTGCTGTCCTTGAACAGCCTAGAGAAGTCACACAGCATGTTACCGCGCACGCTGACCAACCTTACTGGGTCTGGTGGAGGCAGTGCACACTATTGCCTGCATCTCCCGCCTGATGTCCTGGTGCACGGGACATTTCCCGAGGACTATCCTGGCCTGGACGTGCGCAAACACGGCAACTATATCATTGTGCCGCCCTCCATCCATGCCAGCGGCCAGCGCTATATGTGGGAAAGCGATTATGGGCCAGACGATTGCGCGCCGCAACCCGCGCCTGCCTGGCTCCTGGCCTTGCTGCAGCAACCGGCAAGCCATGGCAGCAATGGCACGGGCGATGATGGCGGACCGATCTATGAGGGCGAGCGCGAAGCGACCCTGCTCAGTATCGGCGGCACGATGCTCTACAAGAAGCATACCGCTGCGGAGATTCACGCCCACCTTAGCGAGGTGAATACCGCCAGGTGTATTAAGCCGCTGGAGCCCAAAGATATTGACCGCTTAGTGGCCAGCCTGTTTAAGATGGAAGCGCGCAAACCGCAAATGATCGTGACCGAGCAAAGTATCCCGCTTGGATGGGCACGGCCCGTGAACCAGGATGGGGCCGCCGCTCCTCCACCGCCAACTTCATCTGCAGCCTGGGTGAAGGATTTGTTTATCTACAAAGGCGGGGATCTCAAGCAAAACGCCTTCAACATTGGCCAGATTCTCAGGCATCATCCCTACTGGCAGATGGAACAACGCTTCCTATGGTACGACGTGATCCGTGGCCGTGCCATGTGCGGGCAGGAACAGATTTCAAAGCACCTGGCGACCGCCGCAACCGAGTGGTTTGGCGGGGAGATGCGCCTGGGAATCAGTAACCTCGACCTGCTCAAAACCTGCATGGAAGCCCAGGCCATGCAGACCGAGCGCGATCTGCTCAAAGAACACCTTGCCGCCTTGCCTGAGTGGGACGGTGAGCCCCGCCTGGAGTCCTGGCTCAGTGATGTGACTGAGGCCCCTGACGATCCATACACCCGTGAAATTTCCAGGCGCTTACCTGTGTCCATGATCGCCCGCGCCCTCTTCCCTGGGTGCCAGTACCGTGAAGTAGTGATCCTTGAGGGGAAAGAGAACGCCGGGAAAAGCCACCTCGTCGAAGCGCTGGCTACAACTGAGTGGTATGTCTCCCTCAGCATGAACATGGAAAGTAAAGACGCTCACATTATGCTGCACCAGTTCTGGATGGCGGAGCTTGCCGAGTTGGACTCCATCTCCCGCACGGAAGACAGCCGCATGAAAGCGTTTGTGACAATGCAGCATGACGCCTATGTACCCAAGTATTCCAACGTCAGTATCAGCATTCCCCGTCGCACGATCTTCGTGGGGACGACCAACGATATGGGCGCCTATCTGAAGGGGCAGACAGGCAACTCCCGCTACTTACCCTTGTGGATAGGGAAACGTGTGGACCGTGACGCCTTAGAGCGGGACCGCGATCAAATTATGGCCGAGTCCATGGTGCATTATCACTTGCGCCTGGCGGACTGGTGGGCCATGGATGCAACCCTTGAAAAACGCGCCCAGGAGGAGCGCGAGAACCGCCGCGAACGCCCAGTGTATGAAGACCCGCTGAACGACTGGCTGGAGGTAGACCGCTTCACTGCAACCTACGCCGACAACGGCACGCCGGTCAAATTCACCCAGGGCGAGACCAGTTGGCCCGAGCTGGCGCGCTGGTATCTCCAGTTGGAGTCTCCCGAAAAGTGGAAAGATCGTAGCCTGCAGATGCAAATTGCCAGCACGCTTAAATCGCTCGGCTGGATACATGAGACGGTCTATCGCCATGGACACATGGCGCGCATTTGGAAGAAGGTACAGGCGTAGGTTGTATGGATGCATGGAGGTTGCATGCAAATGGGCTAGGAACGGCGTAGTCCCATACAACCTACAACCTATACAACCTTATAAAGAGAATAAATAAGTAAGGAAAGAAAATAAATAAATAAAGAGTTGGACCCCCCAAAAAGGTTGTGTAGGTTGTATGAACAGGACAAATTAAACTGCTTACGAGAGGAGCAGTCCCGATGGTGATGAGAGCTTTCAGAGATCTAGGACAGCACGCCCGATGTGTCGTTGTCATGATAAGTAATGATTGCAGCCACCAGGGGCGTTACCTGGTCTTAGGCACGAATGAACGCGATGCCTCCATCTATGCATCTTACAAGCGGCATTTCCGAGCCATGAAAGAGGCCAGAGAGGTCATAGAGGCGTATACGTGGGAGCGATGTATGCAGCGTGAATGTCTAAGCACGCTTACACGTCAGGAGTTTCACCAGCGCTATTTTGTCGATATCCCCTCTGGGGAGCTAGAGCGTGCCTATAAAGCCTCGTTAGCAACGCTCTATGAGGAGTTGCGAGTCCGCAACCGTCAACTGAAAGCCCAATGGAAAGCGGAGCGTGAAGCACCGCAGCAGCCGCAGCCGCAACCGCAGCCGCAACCGCAGCCGCAACCGCAGCCGCAACAGCAGAAGAGGCAGGCACAACGCGAGCCCCGCAGAGGCCCGCGCCAGGTGCGTACCTTGAAAGGCCAACTCACACCCCCTCAGCGTTTTGCCATTCTCAAGCGCGACAACTACCGCTGCCGTCTCTGTGGTGCCAGCCCCAAGACAAACAGCACTGTTGTGCTGGAAGTAGATCATATCACAGCACGCAGCAAAGGAGGAAGCAATGATGCGATGAACCTCTGGACGCTGTGTGTACCCTGCAATCGAGGCAAGGGCACGCAAGACCTGTAAATGACACGCTGGCGCTCGCTGCCCCATGAGGATCGCCAGTTTTTGATATACTGAGGTACCATTAACAACATTTATCTTGCACTTTCTGATATCATAAAGTACACTGTATGGAGCCTGGGGCATGGTGCTCCAGGCTCCCTGGGGTCCGCCCCATCGTCTGTAGAACGGATCACGTGAAAGGATTCCGCCATGGCTATCAGTTTCGGCTACCAGCCACGCCACTTCTCCGACCCTACCGCCCTGCCCGAGGGTAACCACCCTGGTTTTCTGGTGCAGGTGACCGATGAACCCAAGCCCGAGGGCTGGCAGATGCAGACCGAGCGCGGCTGGCGCTTTAACCTCGCGGTGTGGGACACCCCAGCGGTGGTGACGAGCACCCCGCCCGAGCTGCAAAGTTTCCTGTGCTCGCAGACCTTTTCCAGTGGCGGCAAGGTCCAGGCGAGCCGCGCCTACCTGTCCATGAAAGCGGCCTTGAACCGCGACATTCCCCCCGGCGAGCGCTTTGATCCGAACACGCTGGTGCCGCTCCCCCTCCTGGTCAATGTCGAGCGCTTTGATAAGCAGGGGCGCACCGTGGACTTTGCCATTATCAAGGTGGTGCGCCCCTGGCCTGAAGGGCTGGCGCTCCTCACCCCGGAGTTCACGGCGCGTCTCATGGCCTGGTGGGAGCAGAAGGCGGTAGAGATGGAGCACGCCAGGGCCACCATGCCCGTGCCGGCGCCCACCCCTGCGGTCCCGCAGATGGCGCCCACCCCGCCACCCCAGGCCCCGGCGCCTGCTGTGCCTGCCACGCCGGCGGTCAACTGGTAAGCGGCCATGGAGTCCCACGAGTTTGACGCCTTCATGGTGCGCTTTGACGCGCTGGTGACGGAGCTGGTGCACCTGCACCAGCGCCAGGTAGCCGTCAGCGAGCAGCAAGCCCTGACGAATCAGCGCCTGGAACTGCTGATCCTCGAACTGGTGCGGCAACGCCGCAACGGCAACCCAAACTGACCTTTTGCCTGGCCCGCCACGAACGAGAGCGTGGCGTGCCGCTGGAGGAACCATGCTTCACACCGCACACGTCCCTCGTACCCCCCGCCCGCGCCGGCATGAGGTGCAGGTCACCGTCCCGGCCCCGCACGCTGCCCTGGTGCGCTTCTACGTCGAAAACACCCTGGGCGGCACCGTCCGCACCGACGAGCCAGGTGGGGAGGGCAGCCGCGTGCTGGTTCTACGCGCCGACGAGCGCTGGGCCGAACGCCTGGCCGGGTTTATCGACTGTGTCACCTTGATGAAGGCGTAAGCCCTCGCACCCTTACCCTGGCCCGCCACGAACGAGAGCGTGGCGGGCCGCAAGGAGAAACCTGTATGTCTGCCCCGATTTTACTGACCGCCCACCAGTGTGATGCGGTCTCGTTTGTCCTTGACCATCTCAGCGACGGTGAGAAGATTGTCGCGATACGCGGGTATGCCGGAACTGGGAAAACTAGTATAATTCCTACTATGCGCGAGATGATCCGTACCACCCTGGACCTGCCGACGGCTGTCGGCTCCCCGACGCACCGCGCTGCCATGATCCTGCGGCGCAAGGGGATAGACGATGCCAGTACCCTGCACAGTCTCGCCCTCACCCCCTACTTCCTGGGCGATTACGCCTGGGCGCACCGCTGGCTGGGGGAAGACTGCCCGGCGCGTGCTGGGCAGATCGAGGAGCGCACCCCGGACGTGGACAAGGTGCCGTTTCTCCTGCATGGCGCCTGCGGGCGCGTGGACCTCAAGCCGCGCACCCTCCTGCAACGCGCCCGCAGGTACGGCGCCAAGAAAGCCCTGGCGTCCCTGGGGATCAACGGCAAGCAATACTTTGACGGCTTTGGTGCCAAGCAGGGCGAAGGCGTGCTCCTGATCGACGAGGCCAGTATGGTCGGCACGGAGCTGCTCGCGTTATGCCTCGACGCCTTCCCGCAGGTGGTGCTGGTCGGTGATCCTGGGCAGTTACCCCCGGTCAAGGACCGCTCTGCCCTGGAGGACGTGCTTGGCTTTACGCTTGCAGAGATTCACCGCCAGGCCGCCGACAATCCCATTATCACCCTGGCCTACGAGGCCCGCACCGGCACGCCGAACTGGCAGGTGCTGCCGCTCATGGATGGCCGCATTGCACAGCACCTGTGCGTCGAAGACCCCGCCGTGTTCCTCACCGCGCCCCTGATCGTGTGGCGCAACGAGACGCGCCTGGAGTGCACGAAGGGCATCCGCGCCGCCCTGGGCTACTGGCACGGCAAGGTGGAAGTGGGGGAGCCCCTGGTGTGTCGGGCCACGTCTGCTGCTGACCGGGCTGAGGGCCTGGTCAATAACTCCCTGTGGCGGGTCGTGGAGCGCCACAAGACAGACGAGCGCCGTGTCACCCTCGAAGAGGACGGCGGCGAAGGTCGGCAAGTCGATGTGCTCCTTCACCTGGAAGACGTGGACGGCGACGACATTGACCCCGAGGCCGTCCCCTTCCGCTTTGGCTACTGCCTGACCGCCCACACCGCCCAGGGGGGCGAGTGGCCGACCGTGTACCTGTCCAAGCCTGACCTGCTGGCGCACCAGGCCTTTTGCCGCAAGCGCCAGACCGATGAACACGCCCGCTGGAGCTACACCGCCATCACGCGGGCCAAAGACACCCTCGTGTTTCTCCAAGAACATCGCTTTTTAGCCGCAGAGGAGCGCCCCATGATGCCAGTCACCATGACCGTTGCCGCCGAACCCACCGTAGAGGCCCCTGGCGTGCCCGTAGAGAGGTTCGCGCCTGCTGGCCATGAACCAGACGACATCC